GAAGAGATTGAGACTCCATTCGGTGTGCTCAAATGCCCTAAGGGCGAGCCCCGATGGCGACATTGGTGCAGGGATACTCCGTATACCTGGTACCAAGATACTGACTTCGGTGAAGTCATTAAAGATGAATACTTCGGTCATATTGACGGAGAGAAGTATCATCCCTATTACCAAGGGTTCGACGAACACATTGGTAAACAAATCCTAGTGTGTGCATTCTTAGAATACACATCATGGTCTAAGACCGGACTAGGAATTCCCTGCCGGGTACTAACGGTACCCGAGCCGGGATATAAAGCTAGAATTGTGACCACAGGTCCTTTCTGGCTCACAGTCCTACAGCAGAGCTTAGCTCATGTCTGTAAGACTTACCTGTCGGCTCACCCCTCTGCGAGGAGTAGCCTTCAGAAAACAGACCAGGCCTGGCAGGCCCTTTATCTGATGTCAGGCAAGGAATATCCTAAGGACTTTTCTTGCTTGAGTTCCGACCTCTCAGAGGCAACGGATCATATCCCTAAAGAGGTGGGTATAACCCTCCTCTCGGGATTCATCAAGGGGGCCGGTATCCGGTCCAACTTGGTCTCAACGTGTCTTGAGCTCCTGCGGATGCCAAGAACGTTTATCTCCTCCGAGGGTGTGTCTGAGACACAGACCCGGGGAGTAATGATGGGAGAACCACTTACAAAGTCGATTCTCACCATCTTAAACCTTGTTGTGGAAGAATACGCTATGCGTAAATTCCTCAAGGTTAATTTCAAAATTTCGGACTATGATAGCCCGAAGTGGAGAACTTACCACGTAGGGGGTGATGATCACCTGGCCATAGGCCCTAAACCCTACCTGGATCTTATAACCGAGTGTCACATTAAATGTGGATCTAAGATATCACCCGGTAAACACGGTATTTCCCAGACACTGGTGAAATACTGTGAGAAGGTTTTGCAGATCAATCAGATCTACAAACCCTTTAACGTTCAGACTATCAACGATAGTACTGAAGCGTATGAAGCCTGCCCTTTTGTTGACAGTGTCAAGGTCAGGCTGTTAAGCCCCTTAACGAAATCCTTTGAGGTTTCGGCGGACAAGAACGTTGCCATAGGCAAAGGTCTGTCTTTGGGTAGAACCCTTAAGTGGCTAAATCGCGACCACTTCAGTCTGAAGTGGACACGAATGGTGAGAGACCGATTCTTTCAGAGAATGGGCTCCCTACTGCCAGATCGCACCTCAGGTGTGTACTGGCAGCTCTTAGCCCCCACCTGGTGGGGGGGGCTGGACCTGTACTTTCCCGATGAAATCGGGAAGTTGCAGGAAAAGCTTCCTGAATTGACGTTGTCAATCATGGAGGCTGTTGCTTCCGGAGACCCTAAGGGTCCCGACGAAGCAAAACTACTTAGTAAGTTACTTACTAATTATAGTTATAGGGGGTACCGTCTGGCTGAGTCAGACGTTACCTCTATGAATAATCATCTTAAAGATGTTATTCAGCAGCTCCCTACCACAACGTGGTGGGAGCTAAGGAAGGAATATGACCCCGAAGGGGTCAAATCCGCCAAAGACATCGCTGGTCTAGCAGACCAGGATGGCTGGAAGGGCGAAGAGGACATCTTAGATGAACTCATGCGCCCCGTCCTGTTCAAGGAGATCCTCCTTGGACGGGAAAAGCCCAAATCGTATAATACGATTGAGCTTAAGCGTAGATACGCTACCCTATGGGAGAGTATCTACCGCGGACCGCCTCAGCCTATGACTGAGGAAACGTTCCGAAAAACACTCCTTGGGAGACCCAAGGGGCGTTTCTTCAAAGTGGGATACCCAGAATGGGCCCACTTTGAATCGGATCGAGGGTACATCTACAAGAGTGCCCTCGATGACGCGTTACATGGGATGCCGTTGCTAAGCATCAGCAAACCATATGCGTAAATTGTCAGTCCCGTAGCCCGAAGGGTACCGGGATAAGAACAATTCCCCGCTGCGCTGGCTTGAGTCTTTGACTCAAAGCAAGGGACTACGTCCCGAGAACCTTCGAGAACGGAGACTACGTCTTCGCCTCTCGATGCTTCTCCATCCTTGACTTGAAGTCAGGTGGGAAGAGCAGGAGCCATAACGACGAAGTCGTTGGCTCTTTGCTTGAGAAGCGTCGGGGTTGGTTGCAAACCAACTATGGACTTTCTCGGAGGTCGGCCTACATCCTGCTGAGCAGGACGGAAGCCGAAATCAGGAGGATTGAGGACTTTGTCCACGGTGTCGTAGACACACTCCTCCTGTTTGACCAGGCCCTCTTCACGAGGGACGGGAATCACCCGCGTGAACCTGGTCAGAGGGTCATCCGTTACTTAGTGCGAATGATCCTTACGGTTGGGCCCTACGGGCTCGGAACCGTAATGTCGTATTGGAAGGAGTTCTGCTCCTACCTCTACAACAAGGCAGCCAGGTTTGAAACCAAACTGCCTACGCCGTCTCCGCGGAATTTCTTTTTCCGCGGACTTGGGTCCCACCCCGATATCCATCGGATCCTCGAAGGCGAGCTGGACAAACGTCTCTGTGAGAAGTTTGCCCATTTAACGTCGACTAGGCACTTGGCCTGCGGTGACCGCAGAGCCGAGAAAGCAGCTAAGCTGCGATTCCTATCGACGGTAGAGACTCCATATCCTGTGGATGTGAAGTTTCTTAACTCAATCTCCGACCTCGCTACGCGAATAGGAGAGAAGTGCTTAAGCTTCCCGGGCGTCCGAGCCGGACGTCCGCACATTTCTATGAATAGTGCTGGAAGCTACTACCTCACCGTCAAAGACGGGGGTAGGGGTGCGGAGCTTCGCGAAGCGATAACTCCGTTACTCAAGTACTCTCCTCCTGTGGACGAAGAGATTGAGACTCCATTCGGTGTGCTCAAATGCCCTAAGGGCGAGCCCCGATGGCGACATTGGTGCAGGGATACTCCGTATACCTGGTACCAAGATACTGACTTCGGTGAAGTCATTAAA